GTTTTTTCGTTTAACACAAGCCGCGGATTCACTCCGGCCAGATATGGCTTACGGCGATTTCCACTTATTTTCCTGATTGTGCCATATCCATTGGGGAGGCGTTTTACGCCACGAGGTCTATTAAGCTTTTTGGAAAAAGGAGCGGAAGACAGAGGACATCCGCAATGTGGACAAGAAAACGCCTTATCACTTACTCTTCCTGCGCACTCTGGACATTGCATAAGTGCCATATTGTATCACTTCCTTTCTCTTGATTGGACGGAGTTCGTCCAGTTTCGACAGTCGAAACTATTTTTGAGTATAAAAAATACGCCCTCTTGCGTCGGCGCTTCGGAAATGATATAATTCAAGTGTCGATTGGATTATATCTTCCGGGGCGACCCAGTAAGAGAAAATCTGCATTAAGCCGTTCGGTGTTACCAGCACCGGGCGGTTTATTATTTAAAGTCAAAATATTTTATTATGGCATAACACGGCTCAAACATAATAGCATAGTTATCCAATATCACATAGACACCATATTTAGAATGATAACATTCTATTGCTTCCATCAAATACTTTTCTGTTATATTTAAGTAATCTGCAATTTCTTCAGCGGTAAATTTTCGGGCTTCATAAGCTCGTATAAGTCCATTCAATCCGATTTTGTTGTTGTATCCCCATAAGCGTGCTTTATATTCCTGTTTCTGATTTTCTTGAATAGATAAATCTAAAATATTTCCTGCACTGGTATGGAAATGGCCTCTTTCTTCGGCAAGAGCACAGGTTTTTTCTTTTTCGGTAGATGCAGCCCGTGTATTTATTGCAACTTTATTATCTGAAATTAGAGCTGTTGCATTTGATTTAAGCACTTTTTCTTTTACGTCTAATCCCTCATCATAGGCAGCCTGCAAATCTTCTTCATAATTAGTCATGCCTATCACCCACCTGTCTTTCGTCTACTGTCAAATTACCAGTTGTCTTCCATATCCTGCAAATCGGCTTTCATAAGCTTCTGCTGCTCCGGATCGGCAGCATTATCATTGTGGGCTGCTTTTAGTCCGGAGAAAAGATAAAATTGTGATTGCTTCCATAAATCCCGTAATCGTTTAGTAAAAAAGGTCTCAGAATCATTTATAAATTTTTTGTAGTCTTCCCATGATATGCGGAATGAAGTCTCGTCCTTTTTCAGCAGATAATAAGATTCGTCGTTCTCTTCGTCCTGCCTATCATCTATGTGATTGCATGACCAACCTAATACTTTAAGCTGATGAAGAAACGCTTTTTCTTTTACCTGGAACTGAGACATCTCTTCGTTAAATTTATCCGCCTCGGCGTCCCATGCTTCATCCGTCGTAATTTTGGAATCCATAGGTACGTCATAGCCCATGAGCCAGGCTTCGCTGACATGTAGGGCCATGCCCAGAATAACAAGTTTGTCTTGACTAGGTTCTACTTTTCCAGAAACATACTGGCTTATATCTGATTTATTCATTTTTACATTATACTTTTCGCAAAATGGCAGCGTAAGCGTTAAAATATCAACTTGTCTAAGGTTTCTTTCTTGCATTATTTTTTTTAAGCGTAAAGCTGTATTTTCTTCTTTCATTTGAAAACCTCCTTTTTTATAATATATCATACTTTGAATATAAATTCAATATATATAAACAAAAGTTCTAAACACAAAACTAAAGTTAAAAAGTTTTGATTTGTGTATTGACTTTGGTACGTGAATTGTGTATGATGAAGTAGGTTCAAAACTTTTAACTTCATTTGCAAAGAGAGGAGGTATATAATGGCTTTCGATTATAGTAGATTACGCGGCCGTATTGTTGAGAAGTATAAAAATCAAATTGAGTTTGCAAGACGTATGCAGTGGTCGGAACGAACACTTTCCTTAAAGCTAAATGGGAAAGTTGCGTGGAAACAGCCTGAGATATGTAAGGCGATTGAATTACTCGGACTTAAAGACGATGATATTCTGGCATATTTTTTTATGAAAAAAGTTCAAGATATTTAACTTAAAGGAGGACGCATGAACGATTTAACAAGAACAACCATCACATCAATGGAAGCCGCTGAGTGGTGCGGTAAAGATCATTCAAAATTGCTGAGGGATATTCGCAATTATATAACTCAGTTAGGAGAAGCCAAAATTGGATTCACCGATTTTTTTAAGGAAGCCACCTACATAACAGACCAGAACAAAACCCTTCCTTGTTACCTGGTTACTAAAAAGGGCTGTGAGTTTATCGCCCATAAAATGACAGGCCAGAAGGGGACCGAATTCACCGCGCGGTACATTAACCGCTTTCATGACATGGAAGAAGGAAAACTCCCTTGTCCCCTCAACCCAATCATTGCTTCCAGCGTTGCGGAACTGGGTCGCGTGACTGAACGCGTCATGACGAAGCAGGGATCGGCTCCATATAAGATCGCAGAAGCTTTTAAAATGGAGTGTGAGCAGTTCGGTATTCAGCTTCCAGACGACTTTGTAAAGGTTCCGGACGAAGTACAGATTTACGATCAGATGCATATGTCCAGTTTCCTTAAATAAGGAGGTGCCGTTTCTATGATAGGAAGAATACGGACTGCAACGGCCGCTAAGATCTGCGGAGTGTCAACTGGGTATCTGCTTGAGAAGATGCGAACAGGAGAGTACGATCTCGGGGACTACAACAAAAATGGTAAGAAAGCTTATGCCGTGATTCGTCCCGGGAAGCTGGCAGCGCATCTTCAGCGCAGTATCAGCGAGATTGACACAGCAGTGAGAGAGATTGAAGGAGAGGAGGGACGTAAAACGACATGCAGAAGTACATTGACAATATAGACGACTTCGAGGACGACAGCCGGCCGCCGATTGTAGACTGGGTGGAATGGCTGCTGGTTGGGATCTTTGATCTGGCCGGAGCAGCAGCCTGTGCCTACATAGGGTATCTACTATTACGGGCATGTGTGTTGTAAAAAAGAAACCCAGACGGGTGGAGCCGTCCGGGAATCAAGGTAACTGATAATATATTCACGCCCTCATTATAACAGAGGGAGACAGGAGATTGCAAGATGAAAATTATTATGGATTTAAATGGTATTAAAATTGAAAAAGAAATTCCAGACGATTTACGGAAGCCGGCGCAGATCATCTTTAATAAAGTGGAAGGGATTGATACTGATCCAACGGTAACGTTAATGGGACCGAATAGCGGCATATATGCAGGATCATGTGCGATAGTAACCAGTGTTTTAAAAGAGCTGCATCCAGATAATAAAAAGATGCAGAAAGCAGTTTTAGACCTTTTGTACGCAAGCGTATCAGGAGATCTCGGTCTGAATACAGCTGATAAGCCGAGGAGTTACGGTCCGATCAGCCCGGACGATGTAGATTTCTAATTCAGAGGGAGGGCAAACCATGCGTGAAGCTGTGAAACTCACCCCACTTACTCCAGAGGAACAGACCTTTGCAGAGGAGAATTACGAAGCTCTTGTCAAAGCAATGAGAACGCATCACCTGAGTAATGATATGTACGATGTGGCTGCTATGGGATTCTTACATGCTGTCAAGAAATGGTTTGCCCGCCCGGATCTTCGGCAGTGGTCCTTTCAGACTATTGTGAATAAAACTGTTTGGAGCAAATTAAGCGGCGAGCGGGAAAGAGAAAAACGCCGTATTCAGACAGTGAGTCTTGATGAAGTTATACCTGGAACTGACGGCTTAACCTATGGGACCATAATAACAGATGCAAATACCAGTTATTTAAGAAGAGAGGAAAGCAAGACAATGAAAATAAATTTTGATGTAAAAATACCGGAAGCTGCAAAAATGGGACGAGTCCCCAGCGTAGAGATAGAAACTGTTTTAGATTTCTTAGACTCGACCCATCGTACATTATGTTTCGAGTATGAAACAGCCAAAGATGCAACAAGGAAAGCGGGAGTTTTGAGATCTTGGAAAAAGAATCATAACAGGGCTGATATTAATATCTACAAAATGGCAGATAGAGTATTTATTGAAAAAATAGTAGCAAAGGGAAGGAGAAAAGCAAATGTCAATGAAGATAAATAAGCTTGAGATCGAGAACGTCAAACGCGTGAAGGCGGTTAAAATCGAACCAACTTCTGATGGCCTTACTATCATTGGAGGAAAGAATAATCAGGGTAAGACCTCCGTGTTGGACGCGATTGCGTGGACACTGGGCGGCGAGCGGTACCGGCCAGTGGCAGCCACCCGGGAAGGCTCCGTAATCCCACCAATCTTAAAAATTGTCATGAATAACGGTCTGGTCGTTGAACGTAAAGGAAAAAACAGCAGCCTTAAGGTGACGGATCCCAGCGGCCAGAAGGGTGGTCAGCAGCTCCTGGACAGCTTTGTGGAACAGCTTGCCCTCGATCTCCCGAAGTTTATGGAAGCGTCGGACAAGGAGAAAGCAAACATTCTTCTGAAGATCATCGGCGTCGGCCCTCAACTGGCAGAGATGGAGCAGAAGGAAAAAGAACTGTATAACGAGCGGCTGTATGTCGGACGGACCGCAGATCAGAAAGAGAAGTACGCAAAGGAGCAGCCTTATTATCCGGATGCACCACAGGAGCTTGTTTCCCCATCCGAGCTGATCCGGAAACAGCAGGATATACTCGTCCAGAATGGTGAGAACCAGAGAAAGCGTGAGAATCTGCACCAGCTGGAACAGGAATACCAGCGCGTTACCGAACAGATTCAGGAACTGCTGAAGGAGCAGACCAGGCTTACGGAAAGTTTAAAAATTGCCCGTACATCGGCCGCCGATCTGGTGGATCAGTCCACAGAGGAACTGGAGCGGAATATTACTGATATCGAAGAGATTAACAGGAAGGTGAGGGCTAACTTAGATAAGGACAAGGCCGAAGAGGACGCCAAAGACTATAAGGAACGGTACACGCAGCTTACTACGGAGATTGAGGGCATCCGGACTCAGAAAACAGACCTGCTGAAGAATGCAGACCTTCCGCTTCCCGGTCTTACTGTAGAAGATGGGGATTTGCTGTACAACGGGCATAAGTGGGATGATATGTCCGGATCGGATCAGCTGAGAGTGGCGACGGCCATCGTCCGGAAACTGAATCCGAACTGCGGGTTTGTACTCCTGGACAAGTTGGAGCAGATGGACCTCGACACGCTGACAGAGTTTGGTAAGTGGCTGGAGCAGGAAGGGCTTCAGGCGATTGCAACCCGTGTAAGTACCGGGGGAGAGTGCAGCATTATTATTGATGATGGTTATGTGGTAGGGCAGGAAGTGACAGAGCCTGAACCGCCTAAGAAAACAGAATGGAAGGCAGGTGCATTTTAATGCAGATTATCAGAGGGAAAATCCCCTGTGCAAAGAAAACGGTGATTTACGGGCCTGAAGGGATTGGAAAATCTACACTGGCTGCCCGTTTTCCGGATCCTGTATTTATAGATACGGAGGGGAGTACAAAAGATATGGACGTTGCGAGGACTCCGGCCCCCAGCAGCTGGCCGATGCTGATGGAACAGGTGAAATACTTCATCACACATCCGGATGAGCTTAAAACACTTATTATTGATACGGCCGACTGGGCGGAACAGCTGTGCGTAACTGATATCTGCTCACGCTTCCAGAAGGCCGGAATTGAAGACTTCGGGTATGGAAAAGGCTATACATATTTGCAAGAAGAGTTTGGGCGGCTTTTAAATCTGTTGACCGAACTTGTAGAGCAGAAGGGTGTCAATGTAGTACTGACGGCCCATGCGAAGATGCGCAAATTTGAGCAGCCGGACGAGTTGGGCGCTTACGACCGATGGGAGATGAAACTGACAAAACAGGTGGCCCCAATGGTTAAGGAATGGGCTGATATGGTCCTTTTCGCAAACTACAAAACGATAGTATATAACGTGGACGGTCAGGGCGCGCAGAAGGGTAAAAACAAGGTTCAGGGCGGCAAGCGGGTAATCTATACCACCCATCATCCGTGTTGGGATGCAAAGAATCGTTACGGCCTTCCGGATGAGATCCCCATGGATTATAACGAGATCCGCCACGTCATTGAGGATCAGGCCGTGAAGGCAGACCAGACACCGCCAAAGGACAAGAAGGCCCCTGTTAAGCAGAGCGCACCGGAGTCAGCAGAGCCCGACAAAAGCCACCAGGAGCCTGCAAAAGAAGAGAAAGCAACTCAGCCTATGGATCAGAAGCAGGAACCTGTAAACCCGCCAGATCCAAGGGTTGACGAACGGATTCCGAAAGCCCTGCGCGATCTGATGATTGCGAACGGTGTGGATGAATGGGATATTCAGAATGTAGTTGCAGCAAGGGGATATTTCCCGGCTGATATGGTAGTGGCAGATTACCCGGCAGATTTTGTATCGGGTGTGCTGGTGGGAGCATGGACGCAGGTCTATGCAATGATTAAGGAAATGAAAGAGAAAGACAGTCTTGTATTTAATTAAGGAGGATAAGCGTATATGGCAGAATATGAAGGAAGAGAATTAGGCTGGGACGAAGAAGTGGAAAAGGGGGAAGGCGGGGATTATATCCTCCTTCCTCCCGGAGATTATGATTTTACGGTGGAAACATTCGAGCGGGCAAGATTTGAGGGTAGTGCGAAAGCTCCGGCCTGCAATAAGGCGGTAATAAAATTAAGAGTTGAGGTCCCGGAAGGAAGCACGCTCATTACTGAGAGTCTGCTTCTCTATGACAAAATGCAGTGGAAGATTGCACAGTTTTTCGTATGCATTGGGGAAAAAGAGGTTGACGGCAAGGTGAAAATGAACTGGCCGGCGGTTCCCGGTGCAAAGGGAAGGGCTACCATAGAAGTGACCACAGACAGAAACGATGCATCAAAGAAATATAACCATGTGAAAAAGTATTTGCCTTATGAACCCAAAAAATTTGAGCCTGGGAGGTTTTAGCCATGGATTTAAGGCCATACCAGGAACAGGCAAAAACAGCCATCTTCGAGGAATGGGATAAGGGCGTCCGGCGGACGCTCCTCGTCCTCCCGACAGGCTGCGGAAAGACGATTGTATTTGCAAAGACCGCAGAAGAGTGCGTCCGGCGCGGCGACAGAGTGTTAATCATGGCGCACCGCGGCGAGTTATTGGATCAGGCTGCGGACAAAATCGGGAAGGCTACAGGGCTGGCC